TAAAAGCTCTGTTTGGTACACATTCAGATCTTGAGATATTTCACCTAGATACAGGTGGTACTCCTAGTAATTATTTTAGGGCTGCTCAAGGTAGCAATATGGTAATACAGCAGCAAGGAAATGGAGCAAGAATAAGGATTGCAGCAACGAATATACATCTTATGAACCATGTTCAAAATGAAACTTATTTGACAGGTACTAATAATGGTGCTGTTTCTCTTTACTACGACAACAGTAAAAAGTTAGAAACCACAAGTAGTGGAGTTACAGTAACAGGTGGAGTAACATCAGGCTCTGGTGGATTTACAACAACATCAGGTAATGTTGCGTTAACTGCTGATAATGCCGAACTTCAACTTGGTGCTGGTTTTGATTTTAAATTTTCACATTCTGGAACAGAAAATGTAATAAGAGGTGATTCCCCAACTGTCTTTAGAAATGCTGCTAATAATGAAACTCTTGCAAAATTAACGCCAAACGGAGCAGTAGAGTTATATCACAACAACAGTAAAAAGTTTGAGACAACAAGTACTGGTGCAACAATTACAGGTAATCTAGCATTTGGTGACAATGGCAAAGCCTCTTTTGGAGCTAGTGGAGATTTACAAATTTATCACGATGGAAGCAACAGTCATATTCAAGAAGGAGGTACAGGTTCTTTATTAATAAAAAGTGATGCTGTTAATTTGGGTAGTGCTAGCGGAGAATATTATTTTAGAGGATTTGAAAATGGAGCAGTACAACTTAGATATGACAACAGTACAAAGATAGAAACCACTAGTTCGGGAGCTACTGTTACAGGAAATCTATCTGCTACAGGTAATTTTAAAGGTGATGATAATGTTGCTCTTGCATTGGGTACTGGTACTGATTTTAGGGTTCTACATGATGGTACAGACAATGTAATTACATCTGATGGTGGTCAAGCCATACGGATTGTTAATCATTTGAGTGGTGGTAATGAGAATATGATTAAGTGTATTCCTAACGGATCAGTAGAGTTATATTTTAATAATGTAAAAAAGCTATCTACAGACGCAAATGGCGTAAAAATTAATAGTAGTTCTTTATATATAGATTCAGATAACGAATTTGTTGCTATAGGTGCTGGAGATGATTTGAAACTTTATCACGATGGTACAAATTCGTATATTGCAAGTAATCAAGGAGAACTCCGATTAACAGGAGCTAACGGAACAATCCGTATTAGACCTACTACAGCAGAAGATTCTATAGTTGCAGCTCCTAATGCAGGGGTAGAGTTATATTGGGATAATTCTAAAAAATTTGAGACATATCAATATGGAATTAGAACTCTTCAAAACATAGATATTGGATTACATGCTTATTGGGGTGATAACGGTGAAGCTAATTTTGGTGCTAATCAAGATTTCCAAATTTATCACAACGGATCTCATACTTATCTAGACAACAAAGTTGGACATTTATATCTAAGAAATCACGAGACTAATAGTTATAGTATCTACGCAACGCTAAAAGAAGGTCAAGAGTTTGGAGCTTTTAAATATGGTACTTCAGAATGGTTATTCAGAGGTACTGTTGGAGGTTCGTTTGAAGCATGGTATGACGGCAGTAAAAAGCTTCAAACACAAAGCGGAGGAGTCAGGGTTTATGGTGATTTAGAAAACCATAATGATGATTTTGTTGCAAAAGACGCTTCTAAATTTACTGCTGGAAATAGTGCAGATCTTCAAATGTACCATAATGGATCTCATTCTTATATTGAACATAATAATGTTGGCGATTTCTATATAGGTGTGACCAGCTCGCAATCTAGTGGTGACATAATGTTGATGACTAATAGCACTACAAGGTGGCAAGTAACGGACGCTGGTCATTTAAAACCAGCAGCTAACAACACTTATGACATAGGTACATCATCTAACAGAGTAAGAAACGTCTACACCAATGACCTTAACTTATCTAACGAAGGTTCATCTAATGACGTTGACGGAACTTGGGGAAGTTATACTATACAAGAAGGTGCGGAGTCGCTTTTCTTGATTAACAAACGCAATGGCAAAAAATACAAGTTTGCTTTAATGGAGGTATCATAATGTCTATACATTTTCACGATAGTTCAGTTATACATACTGCATCAGGACTAGGTCAAAACGCTGGTGACATTTTGCAAACTACATCACTATCATATTTGGACAGTAATTTTACCACTTCAAATAGTTCCAGTTTTCAAAATTCTGGATTAGGTAAATCTATAACGCCTAGTTCTACTAGCAGTAAAATTATAATAATTGCCTGTTTAGATGTTATGGGTTATGGAGATAGAGATAGAAGGCCTAATACAGGAATATTTTATGGAACTGTTAGTGGTACTCCACTTGCTCAACAAAATGCAGGAGAATACCACACTGGCGATAGTGGTTCTTATAGTTATGGAGGGCATACTTATTGGTATCTTCATTCACCAAGCACAACTTCTCAAATAACTTATAGAGTAGGTTTAAAAAGTCTTGATGGTAGTAATGTCAGGATTCATGGAGCTTCAAGTCCTGAGATACGTTCATATATATATTTACAGGAGGTGAAAGGGTGATCTACGACAAAACTATGGCTGTAGCAAGTCTAAAACCTTATACAAAATGGTCTTGGTCTGGTACTGATTACTCAGGGTTTACATGGCAAGATAGTGGTGCTGCACCAACTGAAGCTGAAATAGATGCTGAAGTTACAAGATTAAATAATGCAGAGCCTATGAGGTTACTACGACTTGAAAGAAATGCAAGATTAGCAGAAACTGATTACATGGCATTATCTGATACAACAATTACTGATGCTTGGAAAACTTATAGGCAACAGTTAAGAGATTTGCCAGCAAGTGCAAACCCAACTGTTGACACAAATGGTAACCTAAATTTAACATCAGTTACTTTTCCTACTAAACCTTCTTAATTTTTAAAAATGGCTATTACTAAAACGTGGCAAGTAAACACAATGGAACGTGACTTATCTGACGGTCATGTTAACAAAGTTATCTATCGTGTAAAAGGGATGGATGGCGATACAGAAAAAGACAGAGCAACAGGAGAAGTAACTTTTACAAAACCTTCTTCATTACCAAGTGATTTTGTTGCTTACGACAAACTAGATGAAGCAACTGTACTTGGATGGGTAAAAACTGCATTAGGTACAGATGAGGTTACAGCAATAGAAAAAGCCATTGAGGACAAAATTGCTATAATAAATACACCTGTCACCGCTACAGGCAAACCGTTTTAATTAATTATTATGGCAAAAAAAACAGACCAAGAATTACAAACTGAACTACAGGATGTAATTAAAAAACACAATGAAGCATCAGACACTGTTCAACAGTGCAAAACTAGAGCTATTCAAATACAAGCCATATTGGAAGACAGAAAACCAGAAGAACAGCCTACTTAATTTTTTCTTGTAACTGCCTTGTCATTAATCCCATGGTGACGTAGAGCGGAGAGATAGCTACAATAAGTAGCAAAACGACTATGCTCATTACAGAGCAAGCTCGTACTATCTGTTCTTTAATCATGAGAAAAGCTTTAGACATTATTACCATCGTAACTGGAATCCTTATGTTAGGCATTTTAGGCGGTGGTTTTTTTACATACAAATATGTACAATCACCACAGTTTCAAAAAAAGATTATGGATAAAGTACTTGGCGAAGTCCAAGGGTTAATGCCAGATGTACTTGGTAATGCAATGCCAGATGTAACAGGGCCATCTTTACCAATACCATCTAAACCTAAACTTATACCTTAGTGTCTGAAATAAAGTTACCTGAGATAACTCTTCCAACAATAGATATCCCAGATACACCATATTTTACAAGGCCAAAATTAGAAGGCAAGTTACCGGGATGTTATTTATATCACAGAGATTTAGAAATTACACGCAATCCATCATTACTTATATCGGATAAACGTGGAACATACACAGTATGTCCACATGGAGAGATACCATCGTATACGCCTATGAGATACGACCCTGCACAGATAGTAAATACAGAACCAGCACCAGTTAACACTGCTCCTACGGCCACACAGGACACAAACGTAGTACAACCGAAACCAAAGGAAGAAAAGAAAATAGAATACGAACCCTGCCCCCCAGAAGGAGCGTTAAGAATAGGAAGCTTTGTTAACGAAAAAAGATTAGAGCGGATTAAAGATTATATTAGAGAAAGTAACGGTGATTGCACTACTGTTTATGAAGACGTATCGTACATCGACCAATACTTACCTACGCCTAGTATGGCTGTCTCTACTTTTTTTGTCGCTAGTATCGCTGCGAGTACTCCTCTTATTTTAAACGCTATAAAACCCCTTACGAAGCAGCTTATAAAACGTCTAGGAAAGTCTAAGGATAAATCTACTTAGTTTTTATTTCATGTGTATGTGGCACAACTTGATTTGGTATAGTCGTTAGCACAACATTTCTACACGCAACTGCATCTTCGTTTATCAGTTTTACTCCAAGTTTAAATTGCTCGGCACATAGCTTCATTCTTGCCAAATTTACTTCTAATTTTTGTTTAGCCAATATAAATTCTTGACCTGCTATTTGATTTTCTGCTGCTTTTAAACAAAGATCAGATCCTTTTCCAAGTGGTATCTGTAAGCTAACAGTAAATCCATAATTAAAATTATGAGTTGATTGCTCTATTCTTGGTTGTTCACTTTGATAAAGAATAGATCCCGGATTAACTAGGTTACCATTAGCATCTTCTGAAAGATCGTAAATATTAGTAGTGGTTGTAGTAATTCTAGGTGTACTGTAGTTTTCTCCTTTAGTTACAAACGGTGTAAAAGCTAGTGTTGGCTGTTGGCATTGCACCTGACCCCCATAAATCATCGTTGGAAACCCGCCATTTATAGTTTGGTAGCCGTTATTAATCACCGTACCTGACGAACTGGCCGATGGCGAACTCACGGTATTAGCTTTAACAGGAGATATAAACAATAAAAGTAAACTTAATTTGAAAAAATTGACAAACTTGTGCTTTGACTTTCTGTTGTTATGGTGCGTTGTACTGTGCTTGTTGCATCCAAACCGGGTGCAAGAAAATTTTCCGTTATGCTGAATGATTCTTGTGGATTTACTATTTCCCACTGTGGCTTCGTAGTTAAATTTGGGGTAACCCATTGAAATGAGACTCCGTTAACTGTTTGCGTGTTTGTATATGTAGCATCTGGTGATATAACTGTGCCGTCTTTAACTTGTATGTTGTGGCCTTGGAGCGAATAGCTATACCCAGTACGATAATTTTCAGTAACGATTGTCTCCACGATAATGGTTTTACTGGAGCTTGAAGATTCCATTTGGCCTGTAGAAAACGAAGGCGTAATTCCCCCTGCATATGCACTAGGTACTCCCAATAAAAAAAGTACCAGCCATTTCATTAATCAATTTCTAATTTAATTGTGTTAGACATTTGTGCTGTTACACCTGCTCCTGTAGCAGATAAGTTAACTGTCATTGCTCCACCACTGTCCATAGTCATAGCTGTTGTGCCTATATTTCCACCAGCAAAAGTTGTTGTATCTCCAAATATTGGTAGTGCAGGTACAGCACCATTTGTAACCGTAGTATTTGAAGTAGGTATAGAATCGCCTTGGATGAAACTTTCCGACACAGACCATGCATCCCCTGCGGTGGTAACTGCGTAAGTAGTTGTAGCGTCAATTGTGGGAACGCCATTAGTGATCTGTGCATCCGTTAAATCTAAAGTACCAATAGCATTTGCAGTGTCACCTGCTGTTGGCGTGACATTTGTACCTGATGCAGAAAACGTAGTACCTATGCGATTAGCCGTTGAACTAGCTCCTAATGTACTGACAGAAACAACATTCTGAATTGAATGATTTATGTCTGCTAGTGCAACAGAAGGGCTAAACAGTAATAGTAGTGCTAGTAGTTTTTTCATTTTTTTGATTTAGAATCATCAATTTCTGCACCAATAATTTTTATTGGCGTTTCAATTCTAACTGTTTGATAACTACCAGATTGTGATGCTAGTAACGCTTCTACTTCTTTCTTATTCAATGGTTTATCTTCTGGTTTAAATGTACCGTCACCTCTTTTTTTAGCACCTTCCAAACCAAAACTCGCTAACGCACCTGTCAGCAAACTTGCAGGGAAAGTTATATCCTTAGGTTCATTACTGTATCCCGGTAGCGTTATGTAATTAAGGGATACTATAAAACCACTCCACGCAACTACAACAAGTCGAACAACAACAGATATAAAAGTTAATTGTTCTTCTTTGTCAGTAATATTTTCTTTGAGCTTTTCAAAAACTCCTTTCTTTTCCTCTGCCATAATTAGGATTTATTAGTCATACTATACATAATTACCTATTTACGCAAATGCCTGAGATATATGGTGCATTAGTGGGAGCA